GATTGTGTTTTTATTACACAACGTTTCCCTCTTTGACTATAACAATGATTTCGTTTCTGTAATGATTTTATACTTGTCTCGTCTATACAAATAATATCTTCTATTTTATATTTACTAATCAATAGTGTAATCCGTTGTAAACTCAACGAGTGTAAATTATGCTGTATGGATAGAGATATTAATGCATCAAAAAACATTCTATATTTACTGCAATTACAACAAGCAGGAAAAAAACGACCAGAATGTTTTAGTCCAAAGAATATGAACGACTATGATACTCCCTTATGGGAAGATAAGTATGTCGTGGCGTGAAATCCGCAATTACCTTTTGTTTATTTTTAAGCGTCTATAATGGGCGTTTTAAATGTGCAAAGGTGTAATTTACCAATTGCTTTTTTTAACATTAATATTTGCACCTTTATTCGCTTTTTTTGTTTTACTTGGATCAAACTCTTCATCTTCGTCATCTGAACCCATATTTTTAGAAATTTCCCAAAACTCTTTACTACCTAAATGAAATGGCGGATGGTCTTGAGCTTTGTACCAAAATATTTGGTCTATCAATTTATTTGATTTCGCATTGTTATTAATTACTAAGCATTCGAAGTTTTCTGTAGTATTGTCCAGAACTGCACAAAAACTTTCTAATGTAGGAAACATACTAGCATAATTTTCCCAAATACGTTTACGATTCACTAAATAAGGTTCTCTTAAAATAAAAACATAATCAATATTTGTTCTTAAATTTGGTGGAATACCTAATGGATATTGCATTGTTATAATTAACATAATTTTCCAATGACGCCCATTCATGAAAAGCAAACGCATCATTTTATCACGTGTCCATGACTGATCATATAAACAATCATCCATAATTACAAATGCGCGTGGATCAATGGTAGTTCTTTTATAGGTATCTATTTCTTTTTTAACTTCTTTCAAAACAGCTCGTTGTCTTCTTAAAACATTCTCAATTAATACGGTGTTGTACTCGTCATGAATAAATAATTTAGGCACATGATCTTTATAGAAACCATTGCCTGCTTCAGTTCCAGAAATAACAGTTCCAATTGGTATATCTTGGTGGTAATATAATAAATCTCTTACTAAATATGATTTTCCTGTATCACGACGCCCAATCAAAACAACTACTGGACCTTTGTTTTCGTCTGGTTTGAATGTTATATCTCTCATACTAAATTTTTTCAATTCTAATGTCATTTATATGAAATGAATAATATAATATAAAATATACCAATATATAATACAGTTTTACTAAACGAATTTTTTTTTGAAATCTTTTTGAAATCGTTTATATATCACTATTAAAATATAATTTTTTCCTATAAATGAAAACAACTGAAAAAACAACAAGGTTTCAGATTAATTATAATAAAACGAAACCTTTAGACCTAAAACGTTTAGAAAAACAATATATTCAAACAGAGGATGACAAAACTCATAATTATAATCCATTTCGTATAAAACAATTCCAAAATTTTCAACCAATATACCCACTATATTTTGATATGAATGAACAAAATTATGATTCAATCTGTTTGAATCATAGATATCAAATAGTTGATTTAGAAACAGTTTTAGATACATCAGACGTAGCCATATGTACAAAACCAATATTCATTAAATATTCACCTCTACTTGACCCAATCAGATATATGATTGGAAAATATGATATGAATGACCCATCCATTCATACATTACCTTCTTTCAATTCAACAAACTGTGATAAAAAAATTGCATACTATAATAACACAGCATACGTGGATTGTTTTTTTAGTTTTTTGTCAAGTCAATTGCTACATACACATAATTTTAAACATGGAATTGATTTTTATGGTAATTATTCGGCAATTCAAGACAAATTTAAAATGAATATTTCAGATGATTTTGAATATTTAAATAGTTCTAATTATTTCTTAAATAATGCAGGAAAGGTGTTTAAAATTACAAATCATGAATCAATTTCTTATTTTAATATGAATAATTCAAGAGGTAATAAAATGAAGCTTAATATTTCTAATTCATCAAATATTCATAATTTATCCAATGTATCAGTTATTAACGTTATTACAGATGACATAAATGTGAAATTAGATGAAAATATAGAACAAGTATATTTAAAAAATAATACTGAAAAAAGTGAATCAACAAACGATGAAGACGACGATGAATCTGATAGTGAAACGGATACAACAGAAACTAGTGATTCTGATTCATATACAGATTTTTCCAATGATAACGAAGAAACTGAAACAACTATTACAGATACTGATGAAAATGATGAATCAATTGTATATGCTTATATTGATAATTTTCCAGTACAAATGATTTGTCTTGAAAAATGCGACGGAACTTTGGATGATCTATTTGAAAATAAGGAAATTGATGTAGACAATGGCGCAAGTGCATTGTTTCAAATAATAATGATTTTGATTGCTTACCAAAAAGCATTTCATATGACTCACAATGATTTACATACAAATAATATTATGTATGTTCATACCAATGAAGAATATTTGTATTATCGATTTAATAAAACAAACTATAAAGTACCAACATATGGTAAAATTTTCAAAATAATTGATTTTGGAAGAAGTATTTACAAATACAATGGCCAACTATTTTGCAGTGATAGTTTTGCACAAGGTGGAGACGCAGCTACTCAGTATAATTTTGAACCATTTTATAATCCGAATAAGCCATTGCTTGAACCAAACTACAGTTTTGATTTATCTCGATTAGGCTGTTCTATTTATGATTTTATTATAGACGACGATACCGATATAAAAGAAATAGATGAACTGCAACAAACAATATTACGATGGTGTCAAGATGATGCCGGTAAGAGCATTTTATATAAAAAAAATGGTGAAGAACGATATCCTAATTTTAAACTATACAAAATGATTGCTCGAAATGTTCACGCACATACACCACAAGCACAATTGTCTTATCCGGTTTTTAATAAATTTTCTATGAAAAAAACACAAAAAGTGCGAAACGAACTATTTATGGATTTAGATAAACTACCATCTTATGTGTAAAATTATTTTATTGATAATTTTTTTGTTATATGAATATAATATACATATACATTATGGATATTATAACTTATTTGATATCAGAATTTTTTAAAGAAGAAAAAATAAATACAGCTATTTTGTGTATATTAAGTTTAGTAATTACTTTAATACAGACCAATGGAATTTCTTATATTACAGCAAATATTATTCAATCAATTGAACAAAATTCAAAAAAACTAACTATGCAATTTTTTCAATATTTTGTTCTTGTATCTATTCTATTTTTTGCAATTTATTATATTTATAAACGTTATCAAAATAACCTTATTACAAAATTAATTCAATGGATTAAACACGAAATATTCAAAATTATTTTAAAATCAAATAACGAGAACATGCAAAATGTTAATTTTATTGAATTTATTACCCCGATTACTCGTATTTCAGTATCGTTTTATGCATTGTTTTTTGATATTATAACCGTAATTATACCTACATTCGCATTTTTACTAATCATTTCATTTTATTTTTTATATGAAAATACTACATTTGGTATATGTTTCTTACTTTCAAATTTAGTAATATTTTATTATATTTTTTTTAATTGGAAAGATTTAACAAAAGCGAAAAATGAACAAGAGACAATTATAAATAAAAATGAAAAATTCATTATAGATATTTTAAACAATATCGATAAAGTAATTTATCGCGGTGAAACAGTAAATGAAATTAATAATTTTACTACATTAACAGATAAAGCAATTCAAACCGGAAATAATTTTTTGAATATGATTTCAAATCATACTAGTATATTAACATTTTTTGTATATATAATTATTTTTATCTCACTATTTTATTTAATTCAATTGCGATACACAAAAAAAATTACAACAACTGTTTTTATTACATTTATGACCATTTTATTATTGTATAGAGATAAAATTATTGGAACAATCAATAATTTACCTGATTGGTTAGAATTCATCGGAAGAATTGAATATATTACAGATGATTTTAATAAAATGTTAGGTAATAAACTCAATATCAATGAATTGTTTTCTAAAAAATACGAATCACATGATTTAACATTTAAAAATATAGTTTTTGATAACATTACATTTTATTATGAATCAAAGAAAACTACTCCAGTTTTTACTAACGCGTCATTTAATGTTAATACAGATAAAAAAATAATAGGTATTACTGGATTAAGTGGAAAAGGAAAATCTTCGTTTGCC